ATTACGTCAAAATCGTTAAAGAAGCCATCGGATAAACGAGATTGGAAATCTTCTTCCCACTGCCGGTATACGTCAGAGACGTTATTTCCAGGACTAACATCACCCTTCCCCTTTGCAAGTGACTTTGCACTGAGGTTTAGATTTTCCGGGAGGAATGCTTCGTATTCTACGTCATATCCTCGCAGGGACAGGCTCGCGTTTGGGTCGAAGAGGTATACAAACTTCTTCCCCGGCAAGGTCAGAAGTTGAGTTGTCTTTCCGCTGCCAGTATCCCCAAGCATAAGGAACGCGTGATTTTCTCCAGTGATATCTTTTGCATTAGCCATTTTGTGTTTCCTCTTGAGTAGTCAACAACTTAGTAAGACCCAAAATAGAGAAAGGTTCCCACACTTCCTTGATGAATCCCGGAGGTGGGGCGCTCATCTTGCTTGGGTCTGCACAGGTTCGGCAGATGTCTAGGAACGGACAGCTACCAAACTTTCCATAACAGCTATCTTCGTTGCGCTTGAAAGTTCCTTCAGTAAGTTCTCCCGCTTCAGCGAATGCGGCCTTGTCCTTTTTAATATCTTGTATCCATCGAGTAGTATCCACTAACCACTCTTGCAAGAGAATCGCTGAATGGTTTATGGGGATTAGTTTGAAAGCATCGTGGACTTTTTTATGCACCAATGAAGCGTCTACCCATACTTGCGGAGCGTTTTTGTCCGGGTAGTAAAGGCTTCCCATGAATTGATAGCCCTTTACTTGACTGCTGGAGTACCAGCTATCCACGTAGTCCGATCGGAAGTTTCCGATAGTAGCGTATGCGGTAGTTGTTTTATGTTCCAGGATAATTGTTTGCCCTTGGTAGGAGATTGTCTTATCCAAGCGCCCAATGTACCAAGTGTCGTCCACCGTTGGCATGGGAACAGCTACGGGTTGCTCACAACTTACTAACTCACATTCATGAAGAAGACGTCTCCGTGTGTGGAGGTAGTTGTCTAACATTTCCTTAGCAATGGTTGGAGTCCGAGGAGAGTATTCAGAATCTTGGGACAACGATGGCACAGGGTTAAACCCATTGCGTTCCCACTCTTGAACGAATGCTTCATATGCCAGGTCTACCACGTCCCTGTGAGGAAGGTCTTTGTTAGTGTACAAAGCGTCCATAGAGTTATGCCAAGACAACCCAAATACTAGGGGTATAGCTGTACCAGTTCCACGCCATTCCAGAACATGCCGAATGAAGTAAGACCTAGGACAAGTTTTGTAAGAACTAATTTGCGTATTATCGTAACATTGTTGTGGTAACATTTAATTCTCCAAAAGGTCATTCGTAAGAATGAGGTCTTGCTTTTTATACTTTCCGTCCACAAAAAGTAAGTAATGCACCTCCCCGTAACGATCGGCAAGAATTGCTGTAGCAACGCAGCACAAACTACTCAAGCCGTTAATCAATAGCATATCATTGGGCTGAGCGTCGGCAAGCGCAACCTTAAGTTCGCGGAACATTTGGGATAGGTCATTCCGACGAGGCGGAGTGGATAGGCAGAATTGGATTTCTCCAAATCGGAGGGCGTCAGAGTAATCATGTCCGCCATCCGTTAAGATGTATACTTTATTCATATAGATTCCCTTGTTATAAATTGGGCACCTGACAACGGTTAGGGTTAACTCTAACCGCTGCCAGATGTTTACAGGACTTACGCGGAACGAAGGGCGCGAATACGGGCCAAAAGTTCCTTCTGCTCATCGGGCGTGAGCTTGCTAAGGCTATCCGACACCTTATCCAGAGTAGACTTATGCTCCCGAGGCTTACGAACACCTGGCACATAGTTGTTCACAGCGGCGGCTGCTGCAACCGGGTCTTCAAGGTTAGCTCGAATGATATTCTGGAACGTAATGATGAAGTTAGCTTCAGCCGCATCATATACAGCCGATTCCCCAAAACGACCCACCAGGCCAGCGAGGTCTGTGGGCATGTCATATTCTACAACAACTTTCTCGGGGTGGTTCTTGCTCTTGGCGGAAATCTGTACCATTTTGAACTCCTTACTAGGTAATGTGCAGGATTGCACGGGTAATCCCTGATTGTTTCACCATGAAACAATCCGGGGAATTAAAAATAAGGGAACCGGGCTTGATTGGTTTTCATTTTGTTTGGTAATCATATCCCATTCGGGGAAAAAATACCAGAGCCTGTGATGGCGTCACATGCCCATGTCCACGTCATTCCGGAACCGAATAAAAACAGGTTGCCGCGGCAGCTCTTTTTGCCCAAACCCCTTATACTTGTAAGTAATGATAGTATGCAAAAACCAAGAGCGATAATCCCACACTTGCTTTCGCAGGGTTTCACTAAAGCCCGTGCCAATTGAAAAGATATGACCAGTCCTGAGGTCTTCTACTACAATAGCCCCAAGAGTATCAAGGGTTTGTTTATTCCCTTGGCTATGCCCGCGCTCCGTTAGGCCTAAGGCGCTAACAGCGGGAGCATTGTTATTCTGTTGCAGGGGCCTAAAATCAATTACCCGAGCTTCGGCTGTTTTGAATTGAACTACCTTCAGCATCCACGATTGTTTTACTGTACTACGCCCATATTTGTAAGGGCTATCAGGGTGCCGGAGAACAACGCCCTCATGCCCGTTAGCGAGGGTTGTTTCTTCGTATTCTTTTAATTCGTCCGCACTGAATAAAAGGGTTTGCGGGATAACCGTAATGTAAGGGTTCGGGTATAGGTTTTTCACCATATTAAGGTGAGCAGAGCGAGCACTATACGGGGAGTTCCTCCGGGAAACTTCTGTTGTGTCGAAGACATTAAGGCTCAAGGGGCGCAAGTCTCCATTGGTCATGACACTGGAGAATGGATCATGCCCGTCAGAGGCCATTAACTCTCCCTCAAAGTGATTATACGCTATGGGCGCACGTCGAGCGATTTGTTGGGCTGCTTCGCTAGGGATTTTCTTCAGGGAACGACTATACATTACGCCATCTTGGATAATTCCCCTAATCCCATCAAGTTTCGGGGAAGCTAACATCGGCCAAGGGAGCTTAGTTAAATCCTTTGGGGCATGAATTGCTAACATTGGGCGAAAAATTGGAGGATTCATCATTCATCCTTTCCGTTCAATTGCCTGGAGGATATATGCCGTATTTGTCTAGTTACGGCAAGACTAGAGGGAATGTTATCTACCCAATCGTCCCAGATTTCGTCTAAGTCAGCTTGGTCTTTAGAGTACCCAAACTTAGCGAGCCGGGTAAATATAGCAGTTTCATACTCAGCTAATGTTTTTTCGATCATCTTAATCTCCTTGGGCGTAGTAGGCGGCTTCAGAGCCATCGTAGTCGGGTTCATATCGCCGGTCGTCTGGCGTTGTGTCACAGTCACGCACTTCTCCACAGATGGAACATTCCATGCCCTTTATGGTCACTGTTCCATAGGCATCGTCATAAGAATCATCGAAGGACTCCCACTGGTGGTCACAGGGGGCAGCGGTTTCTTCGGTGTCCTCGGGGATTTCAAGTTTCTTTTTGAGGTTGTTCATTCGTTACTCCTTGGGTGGTCAGGGGTAGCAATCGGCTTCCACGCCACGACGGTAACGCCGGAGCCTAAATAATCGACTACCTTTACCCTTCCCGGTATTGGCCCAGGATCGCGCAAGACAAAGAACCAGTCGCGCACCAGAGGCCCGACATCAGTGGTTGCCCTGTGCAGAGCCTGTCCCGGCAGTACACGCCCATCTGACAGAGCCAGCCAAACAATAGGGCTATACCAACCACCTTCGGGGTCTGGTGGCAACGTTTCGGGCACCGGTTGCCACGTTTCGCCTCCGTGCGTTGGCAGCGTTTTGATTGCAGGTTGATCGTTCAGCAACTCGTTAATGCTTGGAGCAAGCTCCTTTGCACACAAAGTAAAGATCGCGCCGAAAGCATCCGTGTCATACGCAGGGCTATGGCCGGATACTACAAGGTTAGCGTTATCGGCAGTCATTCTCTTGCACTCGTACATCATAGCTGCGAGTTTCCACAGAATCGCCGCAAGTTTCTTTTCGTCAATACTCATTTGTTGCTCCTCTGGTAGTGCAAACTTGGTTACAGTTCCTGTACTTCCCCGCAAAGCGTGCATTCCCATCCAACGGCCTGAGCCGTCCCAAACCCTCCGTTGGTGGGCTTATCAAACAACTTCCAATCATGATTACACTGGCAATGCCCATCTTCGGGATCGGTCTTGAGAATTACGCCGTATTTGGGCGGCTGCTTGTTTTCATGATTCATTTTGCTTCCCTCAATTAAGCGATGGCTTAGCTACTCGGGTAGGTGTATTTTCCGCAGCCGGTAGACCTCATCGCGCATCGCGGCCTTGGCGGCAGCGGCCGTCTCATAATCGGCCTCACTGTGGACAAACAGTCTGCCATTAACGATGGCAGTCCACCTGTACCGACTCCCCTTCAAGTAGACCAGTCCAGGGTTGATCTTAAACACCTTTACACCTTCGAGATTCATTTCGCCTTCCTCCATATTCCAGTGATGTTCTTCTGGGCCTCGCCAGTCCATTGCGCCAGTGCGTTTTGGAGCGTCGGCATCCAGCCAGTCTCAGAACTGCATTCTCGACATTCCAACTTGTGTCGATCGGACACAATCCTTTCGTCCCGGTAGTGCCTCGGTACATGGCCGCACTTGCCGACCGGCAACGGATGCGCATGCTTTATCTCACGTTGCATATTCATCCTCCTCAGGGGCATACTCCTCGGCATCTTTTACACTGGCAGCCTTCAGCACTAGGTAGCGAATGAGTTCAAGGCGCATGGTGCGTGGGTAGCTTGCTATGCCCCACGCCTTCGCGCAATTCGCGACGTCCTCGAAAGAAATTCCTCCGCCAGCGTCATCTGATTCCCAACGCTTCTTAAACTCTTGCTTTGTCATGCTTAGCACAGATTCCACTACACGCACCTCTTTTTATCGGTTACTGGCGCAGGGATATCCACGTCTTCGTAAAGAGCCTCAAAAACGTCTGGGATGCACAAGTGTACCTCCCCATCGTTTCCACGAAGAATCCAATCTCCGGGATTTACCCGGCGCATTTCGCCGCACTCACTGTCAATGAACAATGAGCCCGTATTATCAAGGCCCATATAGCCATTGGATACGGCATCTTTGTACCACGGCTGCTCATTTAGTTGGGACTGGTCACCAGTCCATTGAAAAGCGGTGTACGTCTGTTTGATACGATATTTTTTCATAGCAGACCCTTTTCTAGTATCGACACGGCGGCGCATACGGCCAGCACCACCGCGTATATAAACAGCCAGACCGGGCGCTCGGCCCAGTTGGCGGACTTTGGAAAGATTTTCATGGCGATCACTCTTCCAGGGTGTATTTATTGGTGAGGTATTCAACAAACCTCACCCTAGCCGGGTTGCCAATCTCCACGGCAGTTCTCGGTAACTGCCGGAATCCCGCCGAGGTCACTTTCCCGTGCTCATCACGGGCAATCCATGCCTCCGATGGCGAAAATACATTCAGCCAAGCCATCGCAACGTAGAAGCGTGCCGCTTCCCACTCCGCGATTGCGCGCTGAACGCATTCATCGTAACTGGTGGACGCGACCTCATGAGCTGAGGGGGTACCCATGATTTCTGGAATCGAGGGGTTGCTACAGTCGATTATTATGTTCATGTTCATGTTCATTGCTCCGTTTTGTTGTTTGCGCCGAGCGGATGCCCGGCGCAGTTGGCTGACTTTGGGAATATCTTCACTTGGTCACTCCTCTTCTTCCCTGTACTCCCTTACTCCCATCGTACTCACGATAGACCGTGCCTCCATGGCATCAGCGTGTCCGTATAAGTCTTGGCACTCAGCTTGAAAACGTTCAGCCCTGAGTTCTCTTACTCGACGGATTTTGTATTCCATTTCCGCGAGAAACTCTTTGTTCGTCATGGTGGTGCATGGTGTCATGTAGAGACTTTTCATTGCGATCTCCTTAGTCAAGGAACCTTGCCAGCTCTGTGCTAGACACCAGAGGACACTCATACGCCACTCTGAGCATCCCGTAATACCTGTCCGAAAGGTGCCCGGCAGACTTTAACTGAGCATTAGTCAGCTCAAGGGGCGAGAACTCCCAAAGCCGGTGATTGAACACCACCAGAGTGAGTGAGACTCCGTACGTGTAATGATCCATGGTGCCGGTATAGTAGTTGGTCTCACACTGTACGCGGTACGCGCCCACGGGAGGAATGAGGAACTTGTATCCTTCAATGCTCACCACTGTCCACGAAGAAATCGCGGGTTCTACGCCACTGATGAATGAGGAATTGTACCGACACACGTACTCTACCAGCTTGCACAGATCAGTATCTGTCATTGCACCGAGGGGTGAGGGGAATATCTCCTCCATTAACTCCGCGGTGATGGGGACTGCTGGCAAAGAAACAGACTTTTTCATGGCGATGTCCTATATAAAGGGCTATGCGCGGGGTGCGCACGCACATAGTTACACATACGCCGCCATAATGCAACCGCCTAGTTACGCCTGCCCGCCAGCGCCTACCAGCGCCTACCCGCCAGCGCCCACCATGGCCCACGTACGCGCATGGCCCGCTAGCCAGCGCCTACCAGCGCCCACTATGGCCCATGTACGCGCATGGCCTGCCCGGTTGCCGTCGCGTGCGCCAAAGCATGCGCGTACGTGGGCCATTTTAGGCGTTGCGTGGCTTGTTCGCGCCCTTTCTAGGCACTTCTACAGCGGCCAGCGCCTTTGGACGCCTACCCCTCTTTAGGTATTCTCGCTCTGCATTGTATACGCTGCCCACCGCTACGTTGCTCATGGTGTAGTATTTCTCTCTATTACGTATCGCCCACAGGCGCACCTGACCGTGACAGGTTCTAATGCCCATACCGTTAGCGATCTGGTAAGCTCCCTGTCTAGCAAGTTCTCTAGACAAGCCGTTTGCGGTCACCCTAGTACGGCCTTGACTATCATACACAGTCAGTAAGTCCTCAGCCCTCCACACATCGTAAGGTATGACTGTAGAGTCAATACAAAGAACTGAATCAGGAGATTCTAGCAGTTGGCTCACCCACGTACCTAAGTCCGACTTCCCGGCGGAGATCATGTTGGCCTTTGCATCTGTCATCATGGCCCTAGCCGTTGGCGAGAAGTCTCCCAGATCTAGGGTAAGTAGATAGTGGAACAGGTGAGATATGCCCTTGCCCACCTCCAGAGCGGATCCGCCCCACTTCTCGAATTTCTTATAGAAATCGTCCCCGAGAGGAGTTCCCTTAACCTCCCAGATAAAGTGTCTTCTGTCGTCATCCTCTAGGAAGAAGCTATCGGGGTGGTTACTGGTGAAGTAGTAGTTGAGCATGTCCGGAACAGTGTATGACGGGATGTACTTTGGATTAAGACGAAGTAACTGGCGAGTAATGATGGACTTCATACGGTCTGAAGTTCCGCGCTTATCGCCGCCGGTTATCTCGTCGCCCATGACAAACTGCTTGTTTTCAGCCCATTCATTGTGGACTGCTCTCAGATGCTCATCACTGATCTCTGTAAAGTTCCGGCCATATATCTTTCCTATCGTATACCCCACCAAGGACTTACCAGTGCCATGTCTTATTCCCCACAGAACCGCAGTGCTGTACATCTTTGATCCGGGGTTCTGCAGGGGATACGCCACCCACCGCTCAAACCAAGAAATAGCCTCCTTGTTTCCTCCGAATAGAAAGTGTATGAGTTCTTTCCATGGGGTGACATCCCCTTCTTCAGGTTCTACTCCCCATCCAGGCCAGAAATTAAACTCCCTCTTAGACGTAATCTTATCTTCACCAGGAGCGTAAGTTATCCTTGGAACCTCCGCCCGGTTGGGCCAAGTAATCCACTCTTTAGGAGCGCTTTTCTTTACGCTCTTAGTTGTCTTGCCGGTACATACTTCTTCGACATACGTTCTAGTGCTGAACGCATGATCCATAAATGATCTTGGAGACATACGTTGCATGTTGTCTAGTCTTAGTATTAAACCTGGATCTCTAACGTACACTACTTCTTCATTGAGCCTATGAAGTTCTTTGGCCGTGCTCCACACTTCAGCAGACTCTAGGAGTAAGTCTAGCGCGGTGACGCCCTTCGCCATAATGTAGTCGTCAAGCCCCATCTTCTTGTCTTCAAGCATCGGAATGCGGACTACGTGTGGCTCAGCACCTAAGGAAGTCAGCGCCTTGGCGAGAGAGTTTTCTGCTTGCATGACCATAGGGTTCGTTACTGAGTCACTGTCATACACCACATAGACTTGGCGTTGATCCCACTTGAACTCATTGAACCCATCAAGAATCTGAATGCCCTTCTTCTTAGACTTCCAGCACCATACGCCCCCAAGTCCTATACACGGGTACTCTGTATGGAGGCACCCACACCACGCCTTGAACTCCCCCTCCGTAATTATTAGGGGAATTAGAGTGTCGGCTGCCACGGCTTCCCAATCTATGACTGGGGGAAGGTATAGCTCATTCACTGTATTCTTAGGCTGGGAGTACCTAAGCGGTTTCTTAGACATGGCTAATGACTTAAACCCAGACGTCTTTGGCTGCCTAAGATACCTATACCTGTAGAAACCAGTCCTGCTTCCCTTAATATCATAGTATGGAATCACTATCCCATCAGATATCATGGGAAGTTCTTTAGGACACTTATCCGCCGGTATTGGCCTAACCCCATACTTACGTGCTGTGTCTAGGGGTATCCCGCTTTCCTTCATCTTACTGGCGAATGCACCGGGTAGGTCGAATGAAGAATCGCTCATGACTGGGAATCCTGGTCTACGTAGTTAACGCCCGGCTCTTCTGACGTGTACGTAGCAAGCTCTGACTCAATTCTGCCCAGTAGCACGCCTAGGTCTGCCGAGCACCCCCACATAGACAACATCTCGAAAATAGAGATCACATTAGGACTCAGGTGACTAAACTTTTCCCCTATCTGGGCTATGGGCGGATCTTTAAATGTTCTGGCTGACGACATGGGAAACACTAGGCCGCTCCTATAGCTGCTGATGAGCTTCGAGCAGTAGTGTAGAGCCTTTAGGATATCTTGCTTTCCATTCTTATCTCTATACCGGTACAGGTACTTACTAATCTGCCCTTCCAGGTAGCGGTTATGTAGGTATCCGATGACAAAGTCCCAGTGCTGAAACTTTCCACCGGAGCTATAGTGAGATCCACCGATCTGAATATCATTTGGATTCTGTAAGACGGTTCCAGTCATTGCTTACTCCCTCATATATTCTAGCCATAGACACTTGCTCCCCAGACGGGGCGTGACTAAACATCGTTGCTATGCTGTCTAGGTACCTGACGTATGTTCTACCTACCTCGGCAATGCCGAGATTCCCCCGGACAATTTCTTCGCAGCAGAATATTAATCCGTCAAGATTATCTGCAAACTTTAGGATCTCATGCTCTTCTTCAGTTATCTCGTATATCAGCCCATGCACGTTAAGAAGATCTTCTTCCATCCTGCACAATTCATGCTTGAAGGACTTGTTTAGACTTTTCTTTACTGGACTTGGAATGTCTCCAGTAACTTGCTCGGCTAAGTCATGGGTGAGCGCCGCTGCCAGTAGTTCCGACCGGGGGAGCGCCCCCACACCACTGTATACCGCCAGCACGATACACGCCACGCCTGCGCTATGGCTTCCTACTGTGTCTACCACCGCCGTATATCGCTGATGGTACCGGCGCACAGCCAGCCCTCTTCTGATCACTTCTATGATATTCATTTCAGTCCTTTAAGGGAGCTAGTGGCCCGAATTCTGTACTCAGTGCCCGCTACTATCCAGTCGTTGGTAGATCCATCATTACCAAAGTCTGTTCTCTTCCAGCACAGGCTTATCATGGGGGACACCACCTCTTGGAAGAACGTGGTCAGGTACATGCTGCTATCGGATAGCTTGTCTGTGTTTCTCTTTAGCGGGACACCGCACACATTTATGTGGTCTACAGCCTCGAAGAAAGTTCTTACGTCAGCCATGAATAGTGAGGGAGTCTCCGACTTCTCTATGCTTATCAGCGGAGTAGATGTAACTCGTCCTGTGCCCCCATAGTATTTATCCGTACTGCGGACGTCTTTAACCAGTTCTTCAACGGTGCATCCCCGTGGCAGGTTTGCCGGGTAGAGATGGAGATTGTTGCTGAACTGACGATACACTCCCACTGGGACACCCACTATGTAGGAAATGAACTCCATAAGCATGGAGAAGTGTACCGCGTTAGCTCCGTAGCATCCCCAGAGGATATCATTACTTCGGCAGCACACAGTCATGTTGAGAGCACCGTCCTGGGTGTCTAGGTAGATGTGGGTGTTGCATGGCACGTCTAGCCCTCCCCCAGAAGCTAGAAAAGAGTCAGACGTATTTCCGTAGGGAGTCCATGCTCCTGGGTTCCACATGGATATCACAGCGCGCCTACTGTCTGGCGCTTTTATCAGAATGTCCGCTGCGTGCATGATTTGATCATACCCGAACGTATACAGCCATCTATACCCGTACGCCCCGGCCAGTGTGCTTCCGTTGTCCGAGTAGGTGGACATTCTGGACGCAAACAGTGCCGGGAACCACACGTCATTTCTGCCAGCCAGCATCCACAGAGATTCCATCAGGTGGAAGAAAGGATTGGCATTTCTAACGGGGCTGAACAACACCCGGTTAGTGGGGTGCAGATACTCGGTTAGCACCGGGTACGGAAACGCGCACACCCCTCCATTCCTAGAGTCCCTAGACACATGCTCTGCCTCAAGACTATGGAGAGCCATCCACAGCGCGTGGCTTACACTGTTAGCCTGTATTACTCTGCTCATTCTCCTGCTCCTGGGTACTTACTACGTGGAAATCCTTGGCCGAGCCGAACGCGCTCATACTTATCAAACTCACACAGACAGTTCTGTATGTCCTGAGCATGTATGTTGCTCAGCAGATTGTCCTTCCTATCTTTCCCTTCTCGGGATACGAACGACTGCAAGACAGAAACTTGTCCTCTAAAGTCTTCTTCTTTCCACCGTGACTTCAGGGGCAGCCCTAGGATTCTATTGATGCCGCGTCTGCTTCCAGGCCCGCTAGCGCACCATGAACTCCAGTCCTTGGCCGCCAGTAAATGAGGATTGGCATACTTGGTATCACATACAATCTGTCCGGCCATGAATCTGCCCTGATTCTTAACCGCCATAATCTCCGTTGCAAAACAGATAAGCATATCGCCCGCTTTCGGACGTATTCTGTCGCGGTACCCCCACAGCGGAGCTAGGACCTTGTCTACAATGAACAGAGACTTATCTACTGCATTGCCCTGTGTTCCTATCATGTACGCCCCAGTCCACACCTTCTCGCCTCTGGCCTTTCTGTCGCGCAGAACTTCAAGAATCTTTGTCCCGTTAAAGGGCACTGGGTAGTCTATCTCTGCCAGAGTACCTGTCCAGTTTATCCACCGTGCGACGGCCATAGCAAACCACATGTCCGGGTCATCCTTGTAGGGGTCTCGCCAGTGCCTCGCTATCCATATAGTTCCGGGGTCTTGCTCGCGGTACACGTTACAGAACTTATACTGCTGCAGAATAGGATCAGCAGTCCAAGGCTTTGGCTTACCAGCTTCTTTCTTTTTGTACGCATCCTGGCGGAGTAGAATGAAGGCTAGGAACTCTTTCTGCTTCTGTTCTATCGTGGTCATTTCTTACTCCTCAGAAGTTCTATCTGTCTGCTGTCTTCTTTAACAGAACCAAACGACACCTTTTCCAACATGTGGGTGTAGTAACCACCATTATATTCACAGGAAGAACACAGGGGAATATTGCGATCTTTCCGCTGTAGGGCCACGCGGTACCTATTGTATGCCTCGCTATTCCACACGTTCACGATTTTGTCTGTGTTAAGATCTCCCATCACCACGCTACTGTGGTAGTCATTACAGCACAGCACCACCTTCCCAGTCCAGTCTACGATCATTGACCTCCACGGTCGCACGCATGTCTTTTCTAGAACCTTAGATTCCTTGAACCAAGGAATGTTTCCAGCTCTGTTTGACAGTTCAAACACTCCGATTTTCTTGGTCTCTGGGGTTATGCCGAATTTCCGTTCCACTCTAGCCCTTCGGGATCCTTTGGGGGCATGGTCATACATACCCTTCCCAGTCTCTAGTCCTAGTTCCTCCACCCACTTCTCAATAGTTTCTGCGCGCCTAGTTGCGGCCACGATGCCAGCCCGAATCTTAGAATCGCTGCTGGCCGACCCGTCAGCGGCGGAGTAGATATTGAACACTATCTGCCTCACACCCGCGTCGTAAAGATCAGCTATCTGCTTGCTGCGCTTGAAATAATCACAGTTAGTGCTGATCATGATTGACGCACTGGGCAGGATAGAAGAAATGAGCTTCACTATTTCTATCAGTCTAGGATCTCTGGTCGGCTCGTTATAGTTGTAGAGGGACAGTCGGCCGCGCCACTTCTCAGCCTTCAGCTCTCGCGCTATCTTTTCTATCAGTTCAATGGGCATCTGCTCGTCTGGCCGGGAGTTTCTATGGTTTGGGCAGAACACGCATGTCCTATTGCACATTGAAGAAATTTCTACGGCGATGTGATTGAACAGCTTCATAGCACGTCACCGAACACTTTGATCAGCTCGGATCTTCCTAACTCTACAAGATTCTTGTTCACGACTCCCTTCTCCTTGAATAGTAGACACGTGGGCCTGTTGCCGAGGGCCAGGTCTATCAACTGTTTAGCGCATACGGACCGGTCGAACATGGGCAGCTTGGCGCGTACGTTACTCACAATTTCCGCGTAAGTCTTGTTGCTGATCGAGAAGTGATTGTCTACCGCCTCGGCTAACTGTAGCGGAGTGCATGACTGGGGAATGGGAAGGTAGTGCTCGCCAGGACACCATATGTTATCTACAGGGGCCACCCCCGATATGCACTCTTTCGGAGTAAGAGTCACTTGGCCCTGCATAGCGGCCTCGATAAACGTTCGGTTGAACATCCCAAGAGGCGATGACTTTGATGTGTCTATGTGGAACCCCTCCGTCAGCATAGACTTGTTCCTCTCATCTTCTCGCTGAGCGCCAAGATACTTGAACCCCTCAGTGGACATAGCAACGTCCCATATACGCTTCCCCATGTTACTCTTGGGCTGGTCTACATCAGTTCTCTTATTCATGCGGTAGGCGGGCTTGCATTTATCTACAGACTGCATGTATCTAAGCTCTATTCCATTGCCAGCCAGTACCACTGATATTCCCTTATCCCCCATATGACTGACTGCTCTAACTAGACGGTCTGACCTCTTACATGCCTTGAAGTTCTGAACCATATACAGACTTCTGTTCCGCCTAGACAATGGCTTGGTCTTGACGGGTACGGAGGATACGTCGTGCGGGCTGAACACCAAGCCCCGTCTACGCGATAGTCCCTCGACTAAGTGGAATCCCTGTGAGTGTACCGTAGCCCATGCGGAAATGTACGGTTCAACCTGAGATGACCAAGCCGCACGTTCCCACATGTAGCCATCTCGCACCATTACCACCGTGGGAGTCTTTACTTCTGTGAAGCACTTAGTCCAGGAAGTGTCCTCTATGGCATACTTATTCTTCAGACCGAACAGTGCTCCCCAGATAACCACGTCGCAAGAATTAGCTAGATCAATGTACTCCTTAAGGCTGGTAGGATCGCCGGTAGTAAGGTATGGCCCTTGCCAGCCTAGCACCGTGTGCATGGGCAGGCCAGTACCTGCGCCCGTAACCCACTGCTCGGGGCCATACACGGCACGGCTAGGCGTATCGTAGGCCGTGGTAATGCGTGCATTGCGCAGGCGCACAAACACAGCCTCATGCCCCAGTTCCCGGATACCGATCATTATCTGCTCGGAACTGGGGATCACTCCGCCTAGGTCTGATCCGGGGATGCTTGCTTCTATCGGCACTACGTAGAGCACCTTCAGCCGCTTCTTCATTTCTTTCTCCTGTAGGATATCATTGCGTCAAGGAAAGTTTTCTGTCGGACATCTTTAGCTTCCAGCATCTTTGACTTGGCTATGTCCACTGTGTTTCTAGCCAGAATTCTAGACACTACTACCGTGGAACTATCGTTTCCGCTTCTCCGTATTCTCCGGATTCCTTGGTCGTAGACATCTAAGTCGTCGGGCAGGGAATACCAGAGCATATTGCACGCTCCTCCCTCCTGCAGATTCAGACCGTGGCTAATGCTGCTAGGCTGAGCCAGCATAACGGAGACTTCTCCCCTGTTCCACGCCTGAATAAGCTCTTCGCCAGCCTTAGCCGAGCACTCACTAAGACACGGCAAGCTGCCGAATCTGCCGCCGAGGTATTTCTTAATCCGCTCAAGCTCATGACTGAACCAGTACATGACCATAACTGGCTTTCCATTCAGTTCTTCTAGGTATTCCTCCAGTGCCTCCAGCTTGGCGTTGTGAATGTCTAGGTACTTATTGCCCACTGGGGTGTCTGTACCGTTAGAGTTCTTAAATATGCCGCCTCCAGCTATCTGCCAGCACTTTATGCGGGCCGCTGCCGCCGTTGGTGCGAACACTTGCTCCTCATGATCGGCTACGAGGGACATAAAGACGTCTTCCATTTCATCATATGTCTTTCTAGCTTCTTCTGGGAGATCTACGATTATGTCGTTAATCATAAGCTCGGGCATGTCGATATAGTCTTCTGCCTGTAGTCTTAGAAAGTACGGCTTAATAGACTCATTAATCTGTTCTGCTGCTCCTTCTCGTATAGTCCACTGAAACCCCCCGAACCCACTGGGGTCAAAATACTTGTTTCGATAGTGGGTGATGTACTGTCCCAGCGCCCGACCACAGTCCACAATGTACACCTGCCCAAACAGGTCAAGCATGTTTCTTGGAGCAGGAGTACCCGTCAGAATAACTCTCCTTCGGAACTTACCTAGGAACGGTCTAAGCAGCTTGAACCGTTTTGACGCGACATTCTTAAACTTACTGGACTCATCTACGACAAGAAGTTCTGCCGAAAGCATCTTGAACCTCGGCTTGGTCAGAAGCCACGGTAGTCCCTCTGAGTTTATGACGTATATGTCAAACTCTTGGTTCTGTAGGTTCTGTTCTGTCTTTTCCTTGCCGTGTAGAACGCAGACCTTGAAGTGCTCAAAGTCTTTCCACTTCTCCACTTCCTTCGGCCACACGTTATAGGCCACCCGGAGGGGAGCTATGACAAGCATACGTTCTACCAGACCCCGACGCTTCAACATCTTAAACGCGCCGAGCGTGATACTAGTCTTTCTTAGTCCTGGGTCTAGAAGAAGCCCGGCCACGGGGTGCTCCATCAGCCACTTCATTGACCGCTTCATGTAGTCTGTAGGAATCCACGGCTTCCCTAATAAGCGCGATACCTTCTTCTTTCGTGTCAACGACGTGGACATTATATCCGTTACTCCTTAGGTATTCTACTCTAACGGTCTGTAGGGGGGACAAGGATTTACCGGGCACCTTGTACTCTATCAGAAGCGGCTTTCCCCCAGGAACAAAGTACTCCCTGTCCGGCCATCCAGCAGAATACATTGGATTCATCTTTATCTGCTCAACGCCTAGCCTCTTGGCTTCTCGATTGCAGGGAGCTTCTACATGGGTCTTCTCGATCAATACTTGCATGGGCCACCCTTCGCCTTACTGTACGCGCACCACATACAGCTTTGTCCCGGCTTCGGAGGAAACTTTGTGTCTGATAGCATGGCCTTAGTACGCTTGGTCCACAGACTGATTCCCTTGGGAAGATCTGCCCGAGTCTTCACGTAATCTTGCGCCGGGTAGGTTATCCCGAGATCCGTATACAGAAGCCTTGACCGAACAACCTCTACATCTGGGAACCGGCACAGCGTGGCGATCCCGTAGAGGTCTAACTGCATCTCGTAGTCTTCTACCGCATACATGTTCAGCTTGCCGGTGCGCTTGTCTACGCCCCCAGTCTTGTTGTCGTAGGCGTAGACCGTGGTACCGTCTCGATACCCCACGTCTATCTTTACGCGCAGCCAGCAGTTGTTCCAGTCAAACCATCCGGTTGGCTGCCACTTGGCGGTGAATCCCCACTGCTCTTCAACAAGCCTGTCCTTCTGCTTCTTTATTCTACGGAACTCTGTCTTCAGGTCATCGTGAATTTCCGCAGGCACCCGCGAAGTTACCCCCCGGAAGTAATCTTCTTCTGCCTTGGCAATGTCTATTCCCCGCTGCATAGCTGGATGCTTCGGTTCCGGCAGTTTGTCCAAGTGCTTGTACTTAGCATATGCCGGACACTTCTCATAATCCTTGTACCGACTAAACGACCACGCATTTATCTTAGACTGCTTCATACGGCTTCTCCTTGAACTTCTTAACGGCGTGCCAGTTACTTCCATAGTACGGAGTACTCAGCATAGGGACATCAAAACTTACATCGGCCATTGCCTTTCCCAGAATACGGAGTTCTTCCTTCACCGCTTTTCTGGGGCAGGACACATTGATTTCATCGTGAACCGTTACATAGAACTCTCCATGCTCGCACACCTTGCTGTAATTTATGATCGCTTGTTTGGTACAGTCAGCGGCACTTCCCTGAATCAGGTAGTTCAGCAGCTTGTATCCAAAGTCAATCGTACGCCCATTGAACAGGATGCTAGGCTCCTTGAAGTATTGTCTACCGCCCCATGTGGTGACAGGACTGTTAGATGACGCGGCGTACCTGATCTCATGTTCTAAGTCCTTCAGCCCTGGAATGGCGGACTTTCTTGCATCATTGAGTTGGCGAGCCGTGGCTACGTCAGTTCCCATGCTCTGGGCCAGCTTACCTATCCCCATTCCATAGATTCCGCCAAAGTTCATGACCTTGACCGCCTTTCGGGGGATGTCTCTGCCAAGAATGCTTCCTATCTTTTTCTGTACGTAAGTGTGGATGTCCAGCATAGGACACTCCCTGTACTCATTCATAAGGTCGCCATCCTCAAAGTGAGCCAAGATTCTAAGTTCCTGCTGATCGTAGTCGCGTCCGGCGAACACTTCCCCCTTCCGTCTGGGCAGAATGTATTCCCGGATGAATGGTAGCTCTGGCAGGTCTAGGCTTACGGGATGGACGTAGCCATCGTCCTTATTGTCCCACTGGGTAGGGATGTTCATGAAGTTAGGAGAGTTGGAGGACATACGCCCTGTCCTGGCTCCTCTGTCTGACCGATCCGTAGTTCTCACCTGATTCCATGAGGTGTGAATAACCCCGTTGCCAGAGGTTCCCAGTTCAAGCCAAGGCTGCATGAACGTTCCAATGCACGTAGTAATCCTGTTTCGGTACCCGAGAACACTAGCCACTACAGGATCTGAGAACATTTCTGGAGTAAGATTCTTCTTGGAAACGGAATCCCTACCGGTCTTGGTCTTCACAAAGTCAGACACGATGCCAGAACTGGCGAGCGCTCTAGCCACCTCAATGTCCTTATCAAAGTCAAGTCCAGGAGCCTTCATCTTCTTACGGAGCCATTGCTCAGCCTTTTCTCTGGCTGCCGTGTATATGGCCACGTCTTTCTCCAGCTTACTCATGTTTACCACCATGCCGCTACGCTCGCTCTCGAGAAGGATAGGCATGAGTTCCCGCTCCCTATCGTACGCCGTCATCATTCCTCTGCTTTCTATCAGGGGGTATAGATACTTGAACAGCTTCAGGGTACGGGTCACGTCTCCATTACAGTATGGGCCGACTATCTGACCAGGAGCCTCTGATATGAACGCCCCCCATTCCTTTGGAGTGAATGGATACGTACGGCTCTCCACCTCCTTCTTGTTTTCTAGAATCCAGTCCTTAACAGCGTCTCGTTCTTCAGGGGCGATCCCCAAGATACGCTCGGCGCTAGGTTTAAGACCTAGGCTCGGGGCATGTGGATCATGCAGAAATATCAGATACATGGTGTCGTGTATCTTACTCCAGTGTGGGACAGGCACATTTAGGTGTGTACACATCACGTCCACGTCAAACTTGGCGTTCTGGAATAGGAGGCTGTGCCCTTCCGCCACAATGTCCTTAAGACGCTCGGCCACAGCCCACTTATCTACGTTGTTTCCAGATGGATGTCCCCAAGAATAGAAAATAGGCTGCCTCGCACCCGGCATCTGTATAGAAACACTGACCGGTGCAGGAGGATACTCCGGTCTATTCTTGATCGCCTTTGTCTCAAAGTCGATAGTAACTACCTTAGGAGCTTTCATTTATGATTCCCCCATGCACTTGCAGACTTTTCGTCTAGACGACGGAGTTCCTTATACCGGCCAGCTATTCGATCTACCCACGCACGCCGATTCTTACCGGACTTTTCTTTGGCAAGAATTTCCAGAACTTCATCCCTAGTGCTGGCCTCTCGAAGAACGTCCTGTAGCTCTCGCCAACTGTACCCCGGACTTTCTCCAATGCTCATGCCAATACTCTCTCCAATCATCCTACCAAAAGACTTACCAATAGGCTTACCCACGTCATTCTCCTAGATAAAAGGAGGCCCGTAAGAATACCCTACGGGCCTCGGGCGCATTTACCGGCGCGGAGCCTTCCTGGCCGGTGCCGGTGCCGTGGCCGTGGCCTTACCGGCCCGAGCACCCCGAGCACCCCGAGCGGGTGCCGCCGGCTCTCGGGCCGCGTATGGCGTGCTAAGAACGCTTATGGAGGCGTCAGCCTTTTCGATGATCGCCCCAATGAGATCCTGATCCACCTCCCCCTCACACTTGAATGAGAGCCTGAACTGCGTCTTGGGATCCGGGGTGGCGGTGATTCGCGTAAGTACCGCTAACGGCGGCTTACCGGCAACGCCTAGGGTTCGCACGTACCCATCCCACGCAGAAGCCGACGTTACCGGAATCTTGATCGTCCGGAGCTCTGCTTCATCAAGATCGTCCAGATCATCCTCAGTCATGATCAGAAGCTTTCGGATGTTCTTGCACGCCTTGCCCTTGCCCTTGTCAGCAGTACCCCACGCGTTATCCCCGCCAAGAGGGCATGTCTTACAAAGCTCAGACTTAGGATCGAGAACGTCCTCTGGCACTGGCCCCATAGTCTTGGCATTATCCCCAAACGCGAAGCAGTCCGGTGGGACAATGTTGTCGGGGTCGTAGGAATCTTTGTAGTAGGCGTTCTCGAGAACAAACCCCAGAACGATAACGCTCAGGGTGTTGCCCACAGGATTGTCGTCCACTACAAACTGGGACGCCTGAATCTTAACCATCTTAGACCCAGAAGAAGCTGACTCAGCAGTTTGAGTTGAGACCAGCGCCCTCTTCTGGAGCTCTTCTTCCCATACACTCATTTGATTCGCTTGATTCTTCGCACTCGTCTTCTTAGCGGTAGCCATGATGAATCTCCTTAGTTAGAGTTTGGTGCTACTTACTTTCACGTTGGTGTACGTTCCCACTCCGGGGACTTTCTTGCCGGCCAGCCATCGTTCCTCTACTGACTTACGGTTGAGCGCTCTGGTCAGAAGCTCAAATGATCCTGTCTTCTTAATGTGTGCGTAGAACAGATCCCGATCTTCAACTCGTGGAATCTGCTCAACCACTACGCGAACCATCGCAAACTTTCCGGCCACTCCTGTAGAATCAGACTTTGGCAGGGTGGCGATAAGATAGTCCTTTATCTTAGTCTCTTGTTCCTTCAGTTCATCCACAATCTTCGTGGCTTGAAGTCGTTTCTCCCGCGTCTTGTAGAGGAGGTCTGCACACGCTCCTGGATTCTTTGGAACAGAAAAGGTCTTGATGGTCATTCTAGTTTCCTTCTGGGGTGGGGTGCTCTACTTCTTCTACTCTCCAGGCCGTTACTCCCGGCCACCTCTTCGCATAGTCCACGGCCCATAAATCCGCATCTATCCTGGAGACAAACTCTCTTGGGGCCGTAATTTCTTTTCGCTCCGTGCGGAACCCTAGCTCTAGGCTATCGCATGAAGCGGTAAAGATGACCAGGAAAGTGCTGTGCTTGTTCTTCTTACTCATCTTAGTTCTCCTACATATCGTCTACATCACGAAATCCCAGAAATACGGGGTGCCTAGGCTTGCTATAGCCGCCCACCTGGAAGTGCTTATACTTGACGATTGATCCCACATAGTCGCCTCTATTCTTCCATATCGTCTCCCTTTCCTCGTTAGTAAACCCCGTACCTAGTTCAACTATATCCCCAGTGGTCAAGTCTCGACACACTAGAGCGCCCAGTACGCCTGAACATTCCTTGCCAGCCTTGCTAGATCCCCGCTTAAGCTTCCCACCGGCGGCTGTAAGCGTCTTCTCATTGTTGTTGTGCATCATTTCTACAAAGTCAGTTACCTGTGCTTCCCCGTCAGTAAATCGTTTCAGCTTCATAAGGTACATTTCCTTATGAGTGGACCTACCGTTCTTATACGGGCCATCGATGGTTCGGTACATGAGTCCTTCGTACCCCTCCTCCAGAAACTTGGCCTCATACTTCTCTATTTCCTGCTTTGAGTTCACCAGATAGTGGTCCACCATCCTGAGGTGTGACCGGAAGAACACAGACACTTTCTTTTTGGCCTCGGCCAAGCGTTCACTGAATCCCACTCCTGTACGGATACAGTCGAACACGTTGAACACGGAATCCTCCACGTCACCGTCTTCGCTAGATATCGCCCCAGTCTTTCTGAATGCCTCGGGGTCTACCGGGCTGCCCACGGTTAGCTCCCCGTCTAGTCCATTCAATTCCTTGTGGCCGAACATGCTCTGTATCAAGCTACTACGGATCGGCTTGCCGCTGCTGGAGTGTACTTTTCCGTTCTCGATGAATGCCCTTCGCCCGTCTATCTTTGGGCTGACTAGGGCCGGGTACCTGACTCCAGTGGTGAGACTTAGGTTGGCCGCCTTCATAACCTTGAAGCTGCTCATATTAGTTCCTCGTATATGTTGGGGATGTTGATTGCTTCAAACGCTTCGTCACCTGGAAACTGTCCCCTGCCGTGTAGGATGACGATACAAGAACACAGATACTTGTCTGGGTGGCACACCTCACTCATTCTTTCTTGGTATCTGTCTATAAGATAGTCGTAGTCCGTTGTCAGGTCTACCTCGTACGTCCTAGCGTATGCCGCCAAGATAATTACTGGGGGAAGACCATCTACAGGAATTGTGCTCGGATTCAGCACATTATTCAGTCCCCACTGCTTCACCAAGAAGGTTCTGGTTTCTTCGCAGCAGTCGGATAAGAATCTCTCCACTGTGAATCTTGACCTTCCAGTGGGGGACACAAACTGATCACCTTTTTCTGGGCGCTTATGTCTAGCCATCACCGCTTGTCCGAGAACAGGCTGCCCGAAACCCATTCCAAGAACACTAGGACAGCCTTAACTGGTACCACCACAACCCAAAGCACCGCAGTAACCAGTGCCAAGGCCGGGACGATCACGGCCAGCGCCATGATCTTTAGGACTATCCTTACGATGCTTACATGAAGGGGACTGCCGAACAGGTCGTTCATTTCTTTATCCTCTTTGGGGAGTAGTCTACAGTCTGGCTCGCTACCACCTGCTGATATTCAGCTACCTTTCTAGCTGCACTCTTGTTCTTCTTTCCCATCAGGGTGTAGATAACCTGCTCATTCAGCTTGATGTCGCACGTAGGGCATAGCGGAATCCAATCATTTCCTAGCGCACATGCCGACCACTGGTACCACGCGGGTCTTCCGCAAACCGCGCAGTCCATATCACGCAGCTTCTTCTGAGAAATTGGACGCATATGGATCCTCTATAGGATAATGGGCCTGCCCAGACTTGAACTGGGAACCAGCGGCTTATGAGGCCGTTGCTCTAACCGATTTGAGCTACAGGCCCGAAACAATTACTTCTGCTCAGTAACGCCGCCGATGGCAGCTAGTTCTTGTCCGTTGCGGACAAAAACACCAGCAGTAATTTCCTGGTTGGCGAATATCTGAACCCGCCACTTACCCTCCCCATCCCCGAAAGAGCCTTCTGTTATCTTTTCAGGGTTTCCCTCTTCGAGGTCTTGGGAAGTTAGCTGAACAGCGCCCCGTGCGGGCACCCCGGCCAATACTACGCCACCCTTGGCCCCGTTATCATCGTACGGAACAATCCGCACTACATCGTCCACTGGGGACAGATTGACGAGGCGCAAGAACGTCTGCTGGACAGGGTTGCTGGCGGGGTTGAGTGTCGCAACGTTTAGGTTCGTGCGCCCGGCTATTCGAGCCACTACTTCTTTCGTCTCGAGAACTCTATTCCCGGTATTGGGATTGTTCACTATGACTGTGACCACAATCTCCTCACCGATAGTCAAAGAGTTGAACAGACCAAACACCTCCATGTTCTGGACTCCCCACTCACCCCCGTTTGTGATCATGGTGATAGCTGATTCCCCTACTACAAAGGATTCAAGCACGCCAATGGGATCGGCGGACACCCACTTGAATCCTTCCGGCAGAACTACGAACGATGTAGTCCGGGATTCATTCGAAGAGAACAGAAAGTTTGCTGGAAGCACGACATTGAGACTTGGCTTGGCGAGCAGAGTTTCAGGCTCGAAGCACTCTTCTGTGGACGTTGTGTAGCAGAATCCCGTGTGGAGCACGGGCTGACCGAGGGCTGCGCCTGCGACTACAAGTAGGGCCAGGAAAACTTTGAGCATGACTATTTCCTAAGTAATGCCCGTAATTGGGCGCGTACATTATACCGCGCCCACTACCGCAACGCAACCGACTAATTACAGTTCCCGTACTCGCACGGCCAAGGTGCGCGAGCGCCTTCTTCCTACTGTGTCCATCTGAACTTGCACCGTTACTGAGCCGATTGTTCCAGCCGGAACCGTGGAACTTATGGACACCGCCACTACTCCCTCTGGCGTCCACGACAATACTGAGGCTGTGATATTCACCGCAGAAACCACTGCTAGAGAAATAGGATCCCCTCCCACGTCTTCGGTCATGTCAAAGCGCAGGATTTCTGAGTCATCGGGGTCTAGGTCATACGTAAGACCCTCATACCATGTAATTGGGATAGCGTTCATTATTATCTCCTAAATCTTACTGTGTTGAACGTGGCGGGGAATCTCACCGTGTTGAACGTGGCGGGGAACCTGATAATGCCTGCTAGGGGAATTACCGGAGCGGCAGTTACCAGCGCGCCAGCGTGCGCCTGTACGGCCTGCCCATACGCGCCAGCCAGTAGTGCAGCCGGTACGGCGGTAGTTACCAGCGCGCCAGCGTGCGCCTGTACGGCCTGCCCATACGCGCCAGCTAGCGCGC